CTTGCCGTATCCGATGTCCTGGGTGCTGGGCAACTCCGGCCAGGTCGGGACGCTGGTCATCGACACGGTGGACTGGCTGGAGAGGCTGATCTTCAATGCCGTGTGCGCGGAGAAGAAGATCCAGAACATCGAGGACATCGGATACGGCAAGGGCTACGTATACGCGAAGCAGAAAATGCAGCAGATCCTGGAGCTGCTGGACGCGATCGTCGCGCACGGTGTCCACGTTGTCCTGGTCTGCCACAGCATGATCCGGAAGTTCGAGCAGCCGGACGAGATGGGCAGCTATGACCGGTATATGCTGAAGCTGAACGAAAAGAACATCGCGCCTATCGTCAAGGAATGGCTGGATATGCTGCTGTTCTGCAACTACAAGACGGACGTCGTCACCGCCTCCGACGGGAAGACGAAGAAGGCCCGCGGAGGGCAGAAGCGGATCATGTACGCCAATCACAGCGCGTGCTGGGATGCGAAAAACCGCTTCGGGCTGCCGGACGAAATGCCGATGGAGTACGGGCAGATCGCCCACCTGTTCGGCGAGGCAAAGCCGGTTGACGCCCAGGAGATCGAAATACCGTCAGCTGAGGCGAAACCGGTCGAGGTGAAGAAGGACGCGCCGGCGACCGTGGCCACAGCGGCGACGCTGCCGAAGGCTAAGAAAAAGCCGGAGAAGCCCAGCGTCCGGCCGGGCTTCATGACGAGCGACAATCCGGAGAAGGACAAGGCGCTCGACCAGCTGTGGCAGCTGATGATCCGGGACGGCGTCTATGAGCCGACGGTGATCCCGGCGGTGGTCGCTGAAAAGGGCTACTACGACGTGGACGTGCCGATCAGGGATTACGATCTGGACTTTATTGAGGGGTGCCTCATTGAAGCATGGGAGACGGTCTGCGGGCTGGCTCTGACCAAACAAAATGACCTGCCTTTCTGAGCGGGAGAAAGTGAGCATGATTATGGCAAGCGATGAAGTAAGAGTAATTGACTGGGACGACGAGATCCAGGACGATGGCCAGTATAGCGGCGAGGAGTCCGTGGTGCTGCCGGAAGGAAACTATCCCTTTGAAGTGATCAAGACTGAGCAGGCGTGGTATGACGGATCCGCTAAGATCCCGGCGTGCAACATGGCGAAGGTGTTCCTGCGGATCGACGGCGGCGAGCTGGGCAAGGCTCTGTGTGTCGAGAACATCTACCTGCTTGAGAAGCTGGAGTGGAAGGCCGCGGCGTTCCTCCGGTCCATCGGCCTGAAGAAGCACGGCGAGCCCACCGCATGGCGGAAGCTTCTGCACTGCGACGGCGAGACCGGGCGCTGCAAGATCTATGTGGATGAATACACAGGCCGCGACGGCGAAACGAAGCAGTCGAACAAGATCAAGAACTTCTTCGACAAGGAGGAACAGGCGCCGAAGAAGGCCTTCAAGAAGGGGGCGTTCTGATATGGAAGAAGAGAAGATTTGCCCGCTTAATCCGCACGGAAACGGATATTGTAAACGTGAGAAATGTGCGTTGTGGCTTCAGTATGAAAAATCAGATCCGGAATGTGCGATTGTTCATATCGCATTAGGGCTTGAGAACATTCGCTTTGAGCTGTCATGTATTGAGGTGGATATGCAGTGATGGACATCAGCGAAGCCCGTGAACTGCTCCGGCATATCCCGTGCTCCCAGCTGAACTACCAGGAATGGACGAACGTGGGCGCGGCCCTCCACAAAGAGGGCCTGCCCTGTTCCCTCTGGGACGAGTGGAGCGCCTCAGATGGATCCAGATACCACAGCGGCGAATGCGAAAAGAAGTGGAGGACCTTCGGCAGGTACGGCGGGACGGACGTCACGATGGGCACGGTGTACCACATGGCCCAGGAATTCGGATGGACGCCGGCGGACAGCATGAAAACCTACGGATGGGACGACATGATCGATACGGACGAGGACAGATCTGCCGGATGGCATCATGACGAAACCGTGCAGGATCTGCCGAAGCCTCAGGAAGACTACTCGCCGATCCGCGACATCACCGATTACCTGAGCGCGATTTTTGAGCCTGAGGAAAAGGTCTGCATCGTCACGACGGCGAGCCAGGACGACAAGGGGAAATGGCGGCCATACGGCGGGAGCGCTTCCCGGACGTCGAAGCAGCTGCTGGACAATTTAGCCAGGCACAAGGAGACGCCGATCAGCGACACCTTCGGCACGACAAACGACGAGGCCGGCGTCTGGGTCTGCTTTAACCCGATGGACGGCACCAGCCGGAAGAACAGCAGCGTGACCAGTTTCCGGTACGCGCTGGTCGAGAGCGACGAACAGGACATCGAGACACAGTACGCCCTGCTGCAGGATCTGAAGCTGCCGATCAAGATGTTGATCCACAGCGGCGGAAAGAGCCTGCACGCGATCGTCAACATCGGGGCGGTCGATTACAAACAATACCAGGAACGGGTGGATTACCTGTATACGGTCTGCCGGAAGCGCGGGCTGGTGGTGGACACCCAGGACAAGAACCCGGCCCGGCTCAGCCGGATGCCAGGCTTCAAACGCGGCGAGAACTGGCAGTACATCGTAGACCGCGACATGGGGCTCTCTGATTTCGTCGAATGGCAGCACTACATCGAGGACGAGATGGTTGAACCGCTGACGGTGACCAACCTGGGCGAGATCTGGGACGATATGCCGCCGCTGAAGCCTGAGCTGATCGAGGGGATCCTCAGGCAGGGGCACAAAATGCTGGTGGTTTCTTCCAGCAAGGCCGGGAAGACATTCGCCCTGGTGGAGCTCGCCATCGCGATCGCGGAGGGCCGGCGGTGGGTCGGCTTCCGGTGCAAACAGGGGCGGGTGCTGTACCTGAACATGGAACTGGACGAGGCGAGCTTCGACGACCGTATGAAAAAGGTCTACGAGGCGCTGGAACTGACGAACAAGCACCCGGAGAACATCGACATCGTGCACCTGCGCGGGAAGGTCGAGAAACTGGACCGGCTGGTCCCGCAGATTAACCGGACGCTGAAGGCGAAGGACTACGCGGCGGTGATCCTGGACCCGACCTATAAGCTGGGCATCGGCGACGAAAACGCCGCGGACCAGGTGACGGCCTTCTGCAACGCAATAGACAAGATTGCGAACAGCGGCGTCAGCGTGATCTACGCGCACCACCACTCGAAAGGCGCTCAGGGATCTAAGGCGAGCATGGACCGCGCCAGCGGCTCCGGCGTATTCGCCCGGGACGCGGACGCACTGCTGGACATGATCGAGCTGCGGATCCCGCAAGACAAGATCGAGCAGGCCCGCGCCGAATACGGCGACCGGGTGACAGCCTGGCGGATGGACGCGACGCTCCGGGAGTTCCCGCGGATCGAGCCGGTCAACCTGTTCTTCAGCTATCCGCTGCATGAACTGGACGCCGCCGGGATCCTCGACGAAGCGAACCTGGAAGAGAACGAGCGCAGCATGGAGAACGGGCGGGAGATGGGAAACCTGGCAAAGGCAGCCAGGAAAGTTGACAATAAGTCACGACTGCTTGAACTGATCGCACGGGACGAAGAATTCTCAGGGCACCGGAAAACCTATAAGGAATACGCTGACGAAATGGGACTCTCTGAGAAGACAATCAAGCGGTATATGAGCGAGATAAGAACGGAAATTGAGCCGGACATCTGAAGGGGACAAAAAGGGACATTCCAGTTTATATAGATAAATGTCCTGTACCTTACAGAATGTCCTGTGGAACAGGGGACAGGCGTCAAGCCTTGCCTGTCCACCTGTCCACATTCAGGACATTGAAGGGAGTGACCAGATGAGATTCAAGCTAAAGATAATCCCGCCGACAGCCACCGCCCAGCAGAAGGGCGAGTGCATCCGCGCCGGGTACATCCATCACTATAAGAAGAAAAATGTCGCAGCGGCGGAGGCGATCCTGAGGGACGCACTGCTGAATTGGGTACCAAAGGCGCCGATTGAGGGAAAGCCGATCCGGTTGTTTGTGGACTGGATATTTCCATATCCGAAGAGTGCAAAAAAGCATAATCCAGGATGGGGGCGCTGGAAGATCACCCGGCCGGACACGGACAATCTGAACAAGATGCTGAAAGACGTTATGACGGACATGGGTTTCTGGAAAGATGACGCACTGATCTGTAGCGAATTTGTCGAGAAGATGTACGGAGACGAACCTGGCATTGTAATCGGAATTGAAGAATTACAGTCAGATTTACTTGTTGAACCGTGGGGTGAATATGATGTCGGAAATTAAGCCGTTCATCAAGTGTGTGGATTTCTGGCCGGACGGAATCCCGGATCGGAAACTGCAGATCTATAAGCAGTTCATCAAAGACGGCCAGATCCGGAAACATCATGTGATCGTGAATCAAAAGACAAACGCAACAACCGTCGAGTACTATTCGACAATCCCGCATGAATGGATCCGTCAGGAAATGGCGTCGAGATTGTAATCGCCGGATTAAGCACCGGCAGCGACCGGCATCCGGCAGTCAAGTAGCCGTCAAGTAAAACGATAAGTATACGAAAGGAGAGAATGTAATGGCCCGGTCAAAACTTGTTTGCAATCTGGGCATGGCTGACTTCTTCCTACTGCCGGACAGCAGTGACGTCTGGCGGAAGAAAGGCGGCGAGCCTATATATTTGACGGAAGATGGAAAACGCACAAAGGGATATGCCTGCGAGAGTCTGTATGACTCAAGTCAGCAGATCTGGCTGCCGGCGAACCAGCGCGTAAAACTGACTGACAAATAACTGTGATCTGCGCGGCCGGACGGGGCAGTTCCGGAGGCACGGTATAGAAAGGATGGTTCGCGCTCCTGTTCCGTGCTGACGGACAACGTGCAGCTGCTGCCGGGTTCAACTCCCGGCCCGCGTGCCATGGCGACGCATAACGCCCATAAATTCAGCTACCGGGAGCTGTTAATCCCGGAGGGTCGAGTCGAGCAAAAAACGGTACTGGCGACAGGGAAAGACCTGTGGCAGCCGGGAAAGACCGGCACTTTATCAGGGAGGTGTGGTTATGCCTGACAGTGTAAAAAAGCTGATTCATGCGATCGAGTTGAGGATAAGGATCGCAAATAGGAACAACCAGTCGTTTGTAGATCTGCCGTATGGGATGGCTGCGGATGTGGTGAAGCTGCTGAAATCTCAACCGGAGATAGTACGGTGCAAGGATTGCAAAAGAGGAGTGCAAAGTGATTTAGAAGTCTTTTGCACATTAGGAACTCGCCCGTATGGTGGTTCTTGTTATCACGATTTAGATTGGTTCTGTGCAGACGGGGAACGGAGGTAGTCATGGACAGGGAGAAACTGATTGAGCAACTTGAAACTGATGCGATTGCAACAGACACAGGATTCGTGGAGATTCCGTTATTTCAGTTCAGCGAGATTCTTGCCCTGCTGAAAGAGCAGGAGAAAAGAATCAACGAGCTTGAGGAAAAACTCAGATTGCTGGAGTACGGCGATCAGGACACTTTGCAAGTGAATAAAAATCATCGAAAAAGGCACTGTTGTTCAGTTCTCGTGTAATTCATGCAATTGTAAATTTGCCGTTGGGATAAATGTTGTTAAGACACCTGACAAAGGCGAAAACTACTATGCTCTTTGCCCTTGTTGTGGTAATGAATGCCATGCGAATTGCATGGAAAAGAAGAGAGGTGACAGCTGATGTTAAAAAATAAGATAGGACTCGGTAAGATCGATGGGGCTGATCATTACTATGATTTCCCTAAAGTTCACAATGATAACATCGACATTCTGACAATGAAGATAGAAACCTTGGAGAAAACCGTCGAAGATCTGAAAAACGAGATCTGTCGTCTCGACACGAGGACGCGAGGTGGTAACGAATGGTAAACCTGTACCGGATGAGGATGCTGATGAGCCGGAAGACTGTCAAGCTGCTTTGGAGAATCGAACAGGAACAGGCCAGGGCGACAAAGACCACGACGATCCTCACAGGAATGCCGAGAGGAAGCGGCGGAAATGATCAGGTCGCGGACGGTGCTATTAAGATCACTGAGCTGAAGGAGGCGTACAGCGATACTGTTGCAGAGTTGGAACAGATGAGGCAGGAGCTGCTGCCGCTGATCAACACGCTGGATAACGTTGACCTCCGCGCTGCGATGCTTCTCAGGTATATCAAAGGACGTAGGCCTGAGGAGATTGCAGACGCCATCTGTCTGGCGGATCGAACGATATACCGCTATCTGCTCCGGGCCGAGAATGAATTATGCCGGCGCTATCCTGGTAAAGTGATTCATGGGAATATCCCGGAAAACTGTCAGTGACTGTCAGTAAACTTATACTGTATGATGTATGCGGGGATTCCGGTACTTACCGGGCCCTCTTTTTTGCCTCATTTGAGGGAGTGCCGTGTCCTACTCTTCAGCACGGTGCGGGAGCGGCGATTGCTGATGCACAGAAAATTGCATTGACGAGGCGGGGTTGCCGCTGAGGCATGGGGAGAGTTTGATGGATTATCAAGGCAAGCGGCACAAAGTATGGCGGGAAAGAGTTCTCCGGCGAGCCGGTTATCTTTGTCAGGAATGCGCCAGGTATGGCAGGCGGACAGAGGCAACCGTAGCGCACCATATCAAGCACGCGGACGAGTATCCTGAGCTGCGTTATGATGTTCGGAACGGCCGGGCGCTCTGCGCTGCGTGCCATAACAAAGAACACCCGGAAAAGGGCGGAGGGCACGCCTGAGGGTATCCCCCCTCCCCTTCGGCAAGGCGATCGTGGGGGACGGCAAC